AAAAAATTAGAAAAATTTGATATCAATACATTTATTATATAAAAATATAATTATAATTATATTCATATATATATAATGAGAATATGTAATTGTTGTGATAATTACGATAATATTATTAAAATATTTGATATAGAATTTTCTTTTTTAGATAATTTTGTATTAAATAATAGATCAACTATTTATAAATGTACAAGTTGTAATTATTATTATAGTGATTCAAATAATAATCAAATGGATTATGATAATTATTATACAAATTTTAATAATAATTTTGGATCATATCATTTTAATGATATGAATAATAAAACTTTTTTGTATTTGGAAAAAAGTTTAAATTTTGATATTAAATCTATTATTGATTATGGATCGGGAAAGGGATTATTAACTAAATTATTATCAGAGAAATTTAATGTAGATAATTATGAAATAGGTGATCCTATTTTAAAAAAAAAATATGATTGTTTAATTCTTTCTCATGTATTAGAACATATATATGATTTGAATAATTTTATAAATAATATAAAAAATAATATTAATGAAGATAAATATATATATATTGAGGTTCCTAATACTGAATATTATGAAAAATTTAAAAGTCATGAACCATTACATGAAATAAATCATGAACATATAAATTTTTTTTCAAAGAAAGCATTAATAAAATTAATGCTTAAACATAATTTTATTCCAGTAAGTGTAATTGATGATTATTTTATTTTAAATGATTCTAAATATTGGGTAATTAGAAGTATATTTAAACTATCATCTGATAATAAATCATTTGATAATTATATAAAAAATGATTTAACAAAAATAGAATCTATAAATATACCAACACTTAAAAATCTATATATATATGGATGTGGATTTTTAACATATAAAATGTTTAATAAAATAAGTTCAAATTGTGATATAATAAATATAGTTGATGATAATCCATTGTTTAAAAATAAAAAAATTAATAATATTGAAATTATTAATTATGAAATGTTACAAGAAAAAATTAATGATAATGATAATATTATAATTACTGCTGTAATTCATGAGAATAAAATTAAAGAAAAATTAAAAAATATTAATAAAAAAATTAATATTATTCCATTATTTAATTAAACAATTTTAACAATCATTTCTTTCTTAAATTCTTCCCTATCCATAAATGGATCCATATCTTCAAATGGTCTATTTGTAAATGTACCATCATCATTTTTAATTGCACTCATTCTTGGATATCTTCCTTGAATACAACAAAAAATTTCTAATATAATTGTATCTTTATAATTTAAAAATTCATTTATTGAATTTTCAAGTTCTTCTTCCTTTACTGCACTAATATATTTAATACTATATGCATTTGCTATTTTTTGAGTATCTGGAAAAGATATTCCACTACTTAAATCTACACCAAATTTAGCATTAAAAAAATTTGATTGTGTTATTTCAATTGCACCATATGACGCATTATTAAATATTAATATTTTAATAGGTAATTTATATTGAATAATTGTTTGTAATTCTTGAATATTTAATTGAAATGATCCTTCACCCATAATTGGTATAACAATTTTTTCTTTTTCAGCAATAATACTTCCAATACTTGCAGGCAATTCAAAACCCATATCACCTTGACCACTAATAATAAATTTATCTCCTTTTTTAATATTAATCATATGCCATACATTCGTAATTATTGAACCTGATGTGGAAATTATTACTTTATTTTCTGGTGCACGATCAAATAAAATTTTAAGTGCACTATATGGATTAATTATACTATCATTTTTTGGAGGTGTTTCATATAACCATTTATTTTTCCAATAATTACATTTATTAATCCAATTCTCATATGATTTTAAATTAAAATTAAAGTTATCAAAAAATATATTTAAATCCATATTAATTTTTAATTCATATTTTAAATTATTTTTTTCTAATTCATTCTGATCATTATCAATATATATAATCTTTGCTTCTCTTGCAAACCATTCACTTCTATATCCAATAATTCCTTGAGCCATTCTACATCCCAAAGATATTACTAAATCACTATTTTGGATTGCAAAATTACCCGATCTATCTCCAATAAGTCCAATTTTACCAATAAATAATTCATTAGATGTTTCTATTAAATCAGTTCCATGAAAAGATACTACAACTGGAATTCTATAATCATTTAAAAATTTTAAAAATTTATCATTACATCCACCTAATTTAATTCCATTGCCAGCAATTATTATTGGTCTTTCTGATTCAATTAATAATTTTTTTACATTATCTAATATATCAATATTTGTTAAATCATTAATTATTTCTTTTGAAATAATTGGTATATCTATATCATCAATTAACATACCTTGAATATCAACAGGTATTGATAACCATACAGGTCCAGGTCTTCCATTAATTAAATTTTTCATTGCTAATATTAAAACTTCATTAATTTCATTAATATTTAATATTTCATAACTATATTTTGTTATTGGTTGTACCATAGATATTATATCAGAATCTGCACCCGCATAATGTCTTAATATCATTTTGTCATTATTTATTTTTCTTATTGATTCAGTACTTTTAACTTGCCCAGATATAAAAAAAATTGGTATACTATCTTGATGTGCAACAAGACAAGCAGATATTGCATTTGTTGCTGCAACACCGGCAGTTGTACAAACAACACATATTTTATTATTAGTTTTGCTATATCCAACAGCAGAATATCCACAGGCTTGTTCATGATGTTGATAATAAATATTAAAATTTTTGTTTTTACCAAATGAATCATTTAAATGCATTGCAAAACCTCCAGTAATAGAGAAAACAGTATTAATATTATTTTTTTCTAAGAAATTAATAATGTAATTACTTACTTTGATTTTCATTATATTGTTTAATAATATTTTCTTATATTTATGAAGAATTCATTCTTTATTATATATTTTTAAAAATAATTTATCATCGTAAAACATATGTTTGTTTAATTCTTTCATTTGTTTAAATATATTGTATATATCAATAATATTCATTTTATCATATTTTTCTATTATATCAATTGCATATGAAACATGACAGCCCATATATGCTGATAATGCATATATTATATTATAGGATGTAGAATCTTTATAATTTATAATATATTTATCACCATGAATTAATACATTTATTAAATCATATGTTTTATTATAATTTTTGTTTAAATCCATTATTAATAATTCGGTTTTAGCATTTCCAGAACCTCTTCCAAATCCTAATATACAACCATCTATAATAGTAGTTCCAAATTTCAAAGAATACAATGCTTTACTTGTTGCATTAGAACAATTATCATGTGCATGAAATCCAATTTTTATAATATTATTTTGAAAAACATTTTTGAATAAATCATTAACATATGGTATAAGTGTTTCAATATAATTTAAATCAACTGACCCATATGTATCAGCCATTGTAAAATATTTTATTTTTGTTTTAGATAATAAATTACATATTTCATATAGTTGATTTTTACTAACTTTATCTATTCTTCCAAGATTAAAAGAAACATCATATCCTTTTTCAATTAACTGATTACATTGATTTATTCCATCATTTAATTGTTTAATATCTAATATATCATCATTTATATTTTTACCACCATGATATGCCATTAATACACGAACTAAACTAATTTTAGATTTTTCTTTAATTACAAAATCATTTATATCAAATTCATTAATTGTTACCATAACAGCAATTTTTGTACCATCAATTTCATTTGTTACTTTATTAATAAATTCTTCATCACAAAAGAATGTTGAACCATATTTTTTTAAATTATTTACGTTTTTAATATTTCTAAATCCAATTTCCATATAATCTATGTTTGATTTTGAACATGTTATATAACAATTTCTAACTTGTTCATCTGTAAATTTCCAGTCATTTACATATCCTCCGTCTCTCAATGTACAATCTAATAATTTAATTTCTTGCATTAAATATATTATTTTTAATCTTTTAAATATATAAATCCAAAGTTATAATAATATAAAAATATATTATTATAATCATATTATAATGCCCCAAACAATTATTGATGCAAAACAAATACCACAAGATAAGAAAGTAGTTATTGATTTTTATGCCGACTGGTGTGGTCCTTGTAAAAAGATCGCACCTACTTTCGTAGAATTATCAGAAAAATATCCTGATATTGTTTTCTTAAAAGTAGATGTTGAAGTTGGTGATCTCGCTGAAGCATTTGATGTAAATGCCTTACCAACATTTTTATTTTTAAAAAATGGAAATATTATTACAAGAATTCAAGGTGCAAATGTAGATGCACTTAAGAATGAATTAAATAAGTTAAATTAATTATTTGATTCTTCTAATAAATCGATGTTGAGAACTAAAATGTAGAGGGACTATATTAAATTCTTCTTTAAAATTATCATTATTATTGAAATGTTTATTAACACATTCATTTATAATATGATCTTGACTATCATCAATAATAATAATACCTCCAATTTTTATTAATTTTATTGTATTAATTATATCATTATTAATACATTCATACATGTGACCTCCATCAATATGAATTATATCATATTGTTCTAATAGATGATTATTTTTATTAATCCATTTTGGAATTTCAATTATAGAATCTCCTTCAATATATTCAAAATTTATATTATTAAATCTTGAACTTAAATAATCAATACATGGTTTAACATATGGATGAACTCCAATGTCAAATATTGTAAAATCAATATAAGTATTATCATGACCAAGAATAAATAAAAGTGCTGAATGTCCAGCATTAAATCCAATTTCTAATATTTTTTTATTTATCAAAGAACCTATCCAAAATAAATTAATTTGTTTTGGTAAATTATTATCACATTTTAATAATGAACCATGATAATAAAATAGGTTACCTTCCAATATGTATTCATCTTTAGAATTAATAACAATTTCTTCAATATCATTTAAATATAAATCTAAATTATCTTTAATATTTTTGTATTTTTCAATCCAATATTCTTTATTCTCCATATGTAAATTATTTATAAAATTATAATAAACCAAACAAACTATCTAACTCTAAAATTTTATCATTATTAATAATATAATCAAATTTTTGATTATCTAATTCTGTTTCAGATATATGATTTTGAATTATTTTTAATTTTTCTAAATCATTTCCCGATTCATTTAAATATCGTTTCATAGTTCTTTCTTTTGCTTCAATTCTCAAAACTTTCCCTCCTTTTTCAATAATATAATCATATTCATTTTTAAACCGAACATCACATATGATTATTAAACATTCATCACATCTTCTACTAAATGTTTCAATTTGAATATCTAATCCTCGTATCCAAATATTTTGATGATATTTGTTTCTGCCATTTTCAGTTCCGTATTGTTGTAATTTATTTCTTGTTTCATATGTTTTCTTATCATATAATTCATCATATGTTAACGTTAAATCTCGCGCATACAATTCATTCTTCATTAAATCTCCAAATCCAATTATTAAAATATTATACTTATTTTTAAAATATGGATATAATACTTTTTCAGCAATGTAGTTCTTACCACTTCCCATTTTCCCCGATAAACCAATAATTTTCATTTAATAATTTATAAATATTTATTTATCTTTATCTATCTCTACTCCAACCTCTTTATCTTTAATACTTGGTAAATCAGTATTTTGATTATTACCAATTAATCTATCAACACTCCTTTTAATATAATTTAATGGTGTTTTTAGCACTGTATAAGTATCTTCAATAAAAACAATATGTTCATCCATTTTATTACAAGATGAATCTACTTTCTGTAATTTAACATTCATTTCATCTACTTTTTTATCTAAGTTAATAATAAGTTTTTCTATATTATTTAATTGACTCTTTATTTCATCCATATTATATACTTAATTATTAAATTTATCTAATAATAATAACAAACCTCCAATTATACTAATATTTTTTAATAAATTAATTTTCTGTTTTTCAAATGGAGATAAATGAAATAATAATGATGCTAAAATTGTAAATCCAATTAATCCTAATACAGAATAATATGCATATAATTTATTTTTGTTTGTCAATGAAGAATATAAGATTAATGATGCTCCAACCAATTCTAATAAAACAACTATTACAATAGCTAATGTATATAAGAAGAATGGTAGATCTAAATTAACTTTACTTTTTAATAATTCTGCAGTTCCATTAATATTAAACATTTTTCCATATCCAGAATTAATAAATAATAGTAATATCAATAATGAGGCAATAAACAAAGTATTCATAATATATATTATTAATATATATTATTTTTGTAAAAGAATTATACTTCGTGATATGTTGATTTACGTTTATCATGTTTACAAAATGTACTACCACCACACTCTTTGCAATGTGATTTTTCTTTATCATGTTTACATAATGATCCACCACCACAATCTTTACATACTGATTTACGTTTATCATGTTCACATTTTTTGTGAATATTTTTTATCATATATTAAAATTATAAATAGACTTGTAATTTATTTTTTTTCAATTTTTATTATTAAATTTTTATAAATAAAAATAATATAAATATATTATTTTTTTCTGTATAAAAGAATAGGTTACGTTTGTAACCTTCGCACGTTGCCATGCTTTTTTGCGAGGAGTGGGATTCGAACCCACGCAGATTACTCTAGTAGATCTTAAGACTACCGCCTTGACCAGCTCGGCCATCCTCGCTCGCACATTATTGTGCTTATTATGGTTATTAAACAAATGGATTACTTAATAATCCTCGCACATAAATGTGCTTTTTTACGAGGAGTGGGATTCGAACCCACGCAGATTACTCTAGTAGATCTTAAGACTACCGCCTTAGACCAGCTCGGCCATCCTCGTTCGCACATTATTGTGCTTATTCTTATTATATTTATCAATCAAAATATGTATTTTTCAATTTTTTTTATTCTCTAATCAATTTAATAAGACAACATTTAGATAAATCGAAACATTCTCTACATTCTTATAATTTCTATTCCTTATATATTTTATTTTATATAAAAGATTCTTATTATAACAAGAATGAGTTATATATTTTTTTACGAAAACTATGATATTTACAAGACGGAACAGTTATGTGCTTCACTATATAGATTAATGGAGACAATATTAATTGCCAAACATTTAAAGAAAATTCTTGTTTTACCAAATTTTTATTTTACACCTAGAAACAATGAATTAATTACTCGCACAAATAATTTATGTATTGATAGAATGGAATTAATAGATATCTCAAATATTTTACAAATGGATAAAATAAAGGAGATTTGTGAATGTATTAGTTTATCAGAATATATGAAATTAAAAGTTAAATCAACAATTATAAGTAAACCCAAAGATGATATTCCATTAGTAAAAAAGAAGTATCATACAGTATATGGTATTTTAGAGATTGATAAACAGATTGAAATTGATTACAGTTCTTTAGATCTTTTAAATTTTGCGAATAGATATGAGTCTTGTACACATTTAATAATTCACAACTACAATAGAATGGGTAATCCTATATGGTGTAAGAGTAATAAGATAAACTATTATAAAATACGTAATAGTATTAAATTCAATGAATATTATTATACAAAAGCGAACTCAACACTAAATTTTGATAATACTCTTATGGTTCATTGGAGAAGAGGAGATTTTAAGTTATCTCAAGGTGATACAGAGGAAACAATTGCGTATTATAAAAGGTATAATGAGTTAAGTTCTGTAGATAATTTATCAAAGAATATTTTATATAGATGTTTAGAGAATAATTTAAAGTCTGTATTTTTGTTAACAAATGAAACGAATGATGATGAATTAAACAAGTTAACAACTATATTAGAAGGATTTAATATTGAAACAATTGTTTATACTGCTTCTGAAGACAATACATTTTTAAAATATTTGATAACTGATATATGTGGAATAATAATTGGTTCCAAGTGTAGATATCAACTTCATGGATATGGGCATTACGATAGAATGTCTCAATATGGAAGATGGATTATTGAGGAGAATATGGAAAATAAAACATATTTTCTTGAATAATTTTATGATAAGTTTTTAGTCATTTTCCAAACCATTTTCTTTTCGGAAATTCTTAAAGGACTATCAACAACATACCCATTTTTTTTATAATATGATACTAATGGTTCTTCACACCATAAATTTGCTGCTTCAAACCCTAACTTTTTAATGTATTTTTCACCATATTTAAGGGATTTTTTTCCAAATCCCTTATTTCTTAAATTTGGATTGACAAAAAGATGGGATATAAATGGTGAAAAGTTTTCAGTATCAATTGCAAATGTTGAAACAAAATCTCCGTCGTCGTCGAACAACACAAAAAATATATTCATTTTATCTTTAAAATTATGTAATAAGAAGTTTTTAACACCAATCATTGAAGTAATTTTTTTAAGTATAAAATCATCTTTCCATATTTTAATAAATTCGGAACATATTAAATCTTTAACATTTTCTGGACAATTTTTGAATTGTAAGATTCTTCCTTTAAAATTTCCTATATTGATATCTTTATTTGGCATTTTCAAAGTAGATTCATCTGATTGTTTATTTAGTTTAAGAATAATATTTTCAATATCAGTTTGTTTTTTCTTTTCTTTTTTTTGTTCAATAAAAACTGGACTAATATCACCAAATCCTTTAATTGGAACAAGTCCTAATTCAATATTTCTATTAAGTTCTGTAAATTTTGGATCTTCATAATTTGTTTCATTAAATTCTTCAAAACTATTTCCATTATCCATTCCTGGTAATGTTTTTACCATTCGAAGGTTTTGTTTATTATTTATTTGACGTCTAGATTGATCTCTTGAATTATTTTGTGCATAACGCGGATCTTCTGAAAATAAATTTGGCATATGATTTGTTAATGGTTGCATGTAGTTTAATTGATAAAATGCCTCTTTTTTACCTTTTGTAAGACCTTCAAGATTACTTATATTTGCGGTATCATTTTTATAATTCTTCATTTCACTTAATTGTTCTTCTAATAAAGATTGTATTCTTGTTTTATCACTAGTTGATTCAATTTCTGAAAATTTACTCATTTTATATTTTATATTTTAAATTATATTTATTTTATTAGATTTGAATGGAAATAAAAATATAATATAATACTAAATTATATAATGACTATCTTTATTGATAAAA